AACTGAACTTTTGGTGCCGCGTCGTTTGGCGCGTTGCCTGCGTCTGCTTGCTGCGGCTCTGGCGTCACGTCGGGCTCATCTGTCCCGGCGGGTTGGGCCATCGCGGCCTGTTTGATCTCGTCTGCCATCTCGGCATCTCCTTCTGGTTATGGCCATCGCGGCCAAACAAAACGGCGCCCAGCAACCCATCTCGGATTGCCAAGCGCCGTGGTGGTAATCGGGCTATCGCCCGTTACGTCCTGGTGCGTCCCTCGCTATGGTGGGCGAGGCGAATCACGCTATTCGGTTTCGACCTTCCCGATCTTCTGCACCGTCCAGTCGTGCCGCTGGCCTATCGTGAGCACGATCATCCACCGTCCTGCTTCTAGCGCCATCAGGCGCCGGGCCAGCTTCACCACCCATTCGGGCATGCGCTACTCCTCGTCGTCGCCATAGGCGTACACGTCCTGCTCCAGCCAGCGGCTGAGTGGCCCGCGCACCCAGGTCAGCATCCGCCTATACAGGCTCGCTAGTCGCCTCGCCATAGAACGCGCCTGCTCCATCCCCCAATATCCCCCGCAGGCTCTTGGCCTGCACTGTTGAACCAAACGCCTCGGTGGTGCGCACCCCAACAAAATCACCAAGCTGCACCTCTCCCGCTTGCCAGGCCCGATATCCCGCTGGCCCAAGGACGCGCCGCTGTACGCTCTCGGGTTGGGTGTCGAACCAACCCGCCCCATCCGTCTCTACCAGATCGTACTCGCCGTCCTCGCGTCTCACCCGCCGCATGGGGTTGCGGCCATCGTTGAAGATGGTCACGGGCACCGGCGTGCAGCGCCCATTGGGATGATCGTGCATCGGCTCAGATAGCGGATGGACCGTCCCGTCCATGGCAATACACGCCGCGCATGTGTTAGGCCCCAACGATGCCGACCAGCGCCACCCGCTTATCACGTCGCCATTTTCGAGGTAGGTCGCCTGGTTGGCCGCGCGATAGGCACGGTTGGTCTCGGTCCGCGCGATGGTCAGCGCGCGCTCTAGCCCCACGCCGAATGCGTCCTGAAACGCGCGCGCAGTAGCCCTGGAGCCGATGCCCGTGGCGATCCCCTCGGTGAGCGCGCACTCGATCTGCTCTATCACCGCCTGTGAGAGCGCAGGCGCCCGCGAAGTGGCGCCACCTCGCAAAAAGTACTCGTGCAGTGGCGTGCCATCCCCCACCATGCCCGCTAAGCCCTGCAACGCCTCGGCAGGCAGGCCGTGAAAGAGCTGCCGAATGTCGTCCATGGTCACGCCGGGCGGTAGCGCCCCGCGCCCCACCTCGGTGGGATAGACCGCCAGGTCCTCCGTCGCCGCTGCCTCCATGAGCCTGGCAGCATCGCGTTCTGCCCGAGCCACCGCCTGCTGCTGCATCCACAGCGTTTCGTCCGCCGCCACCCCGGCATAGTCGTCGATGCGTCGCGCTGTGTCGGCCATGAGCTGCTGATAGCGCTCCATACGTCGTAACCGGTCCACCGAGAACGGCTCGCCCGCCGCGATGTCCGCCTCGATCTCGCGTACCAAGTCCTGGAACTGTCGCTCGGACGCCTGGAATGCGATGTTGTACTGGCCCACCATCCGCTGCATGGCACTGAGCTGCATGGCGTCCAGATCGGCCAAGAAACCGTCCAGCTCATCGTACAGCGTGCCGCGCACCCATCCGGCGTCCACTAGATGTTAGCTCCTGGCGATCCCGCTGGCTGGACGGGTTGTGCTGGCTGACCAGGCTGGGCGGCCTGAGCGGGCACACTAGGCGTCGGTCGCTGTTGGTTGCCGCGCATAAAGTCAAGCAGTGCGCTACCCAGATTGCTCTTCTTGGCAGCCTTCCACTCGTCGATCTGCTCCTGGTCATAGCCCATCTCGGCCCACAGCACCTCATCGGGCACCGACAACCCTAGCTTCGTCTTGAGCACGGCCAGGTGCTCCATCTCGTTGCGCGTCTCCGGGTCGCGCCATAGCGTTTGCAGCCGCTCGATCTCCACCGCATCGCCAGGGCGGTACATGTTCCACAACCGCGCCGACAGCGCGATGACGTCCTCCCAAGCATTGCCAAACACCGCCTGCTTGCGCTCGATCTTTTTGATTAGCCCAATCTCTTGCATCTTCAGCGACTCACCAGATGGCGGCGTCCCGCCCATTGCCTGAAACAGAAACTGCGGCGTGCGGGTGATGCCCGCCGCTGCCTGCACCCAGTACTGGCAAGTCTGGATCATGGCCGCCAGGTTGCTGCCCTCAATAGCATTGAGGCTGGATGTTGGGTCTGTAAATCGCAGCAGGCGCCCAGGCGATACAGTGATCTCGGCCTCTTCCCCGCTGCTATTGAGTTGCTGTGCCACCCCTGCCGCCCACAGAATGCGGAACCCGGAAAAGTCGGCCGCCGCCACCAGGTCCAGGTCGCTCTTATTGAGCATGTCTTGGATGCTCAACAGGTCGCCAATCTCACTCCCACCGGAGTTTGCGAAGGCCACCACTGGCGAGCCGAGCGGTTCACCTTGCGCGTCCACCCACGGCATCGGCCAAACCTTCGCCTTGCCTTCCCTGTCCATGTCGAACCATTGCCGCCAGGTGGTGTAGCCGATCTTGGCACCGATGTGCGGGTCCTCCATCTCCCCTTGCACATCGGCGACGTACTTCTCGACGCGATCCTCAAAGTAGCAGTTGAGCCGTGTGCGCCCATTCAGCCGCTTGTTGAGCGGGTCGTATATCTGCCACTTCTGGCTGGCGAAGAGCACCTTGCCCGTCTCGGGGTCGGCGGCCACATTGATGCCCTGCGTGCCGTCCGTCTTGAGCTTGAGCGTCCAGCGCGGCGATTGCTGGTCGTAGTCCCAATCCACCATGATGTAGGCGTCACCGTCGCGCACGGCCGCTTCGTACAGATCATCCTGGCGCGCGTCCATGCGGTTGGTATCCCACCACTGTGAGGCCCAGGCCGCCAGGTCCTTGCCCGCTTCCTCGGTGGTTGCGCTGTCCACCGCCCGCACCTGGTCGGCGGCTGCATCGTCATCCCCGCCCACCACGTCAAAGCCAGTCACGTGCAGCCGCTCCACCACTGAGGCGATAACCAGCGCGCACAGGTTGTGGGCAAACAAGTAGTTGCTGTTCTTGGCCTTCAGGCCGAGAAACTCTTTTTGCCGATCGGTCAGATAGGCCGGATGCTGGCCGCCAGCATAATCACGCAGCGTGCGCACATAATTCTCGGCGTCGGTGTCCTCTTGCGCCAGGTGCGCCAGGTAGGCTAGTCGGGCTTCGAGCTGATAGTCCTGTGGCATCTAGTACTCCTGCACCGACCAGCCGCCAGCGGAAGACGCCGCTCGCGACAGCGCGTAGACGAATGCGTCCACCTGGTCATCGTGTTGCCCCGACGGGAACCGCACCAACTCATCCACCAGCGCCTCGCCCCAGTCGCCGTGTGGGATGCTCACTCGCCCCGATTCGCAGTAGGCCGTCACCAGATTGGCGCGGTCCACCTTTGAGCCCTTCGCCGCGATCCCCACCACAGGCATCCCCGTCTCCCTGGCCAACGTCTGGGCCGCGCTAGTGCCTGAGCCTTTGTCTTCGATATAGATGGCCCCCGGTCGCCATTCCTGGCCCTTTGCCTTGACCCACCGCAACAGGTCGGGGAAGGCGATCTGGCGCCGCCAGGCATCCAGCACATAGTATCGATTGCGCAATGCGCCGATAGTCACGCACGCGCTATAATCCGCCTCTTTGCCCTCGCTGAACGCCGTGTCCCACGCCTGCACCACGTTAGTAAATACGCCGCGCTCCGGCGCCGCCTGACCACGGTCGAACCACTCGCGCTGAAAGAGCGTGCCCCTCGCCGGTTGCGGCTGCTGCTGGTACAGCGCATAGTAGCTGGACCGCAACACGCCCCGGATACGCGCCAGCACATCCGCCGGATAGCGCTCTGGACACAGCGCCTCACCCACCGCGCGCCCCAGCGGGTCGTTGGCCTCTGCCTCTGCTGGCAAGCTGACGACCGTCCAGTTTGGGCCATCGTCGCTAGCCAGAATCCGCCCTGCTAGATCATCCTCATGCCAGCGCGTCATAATCAGAATGATCTGACCGCCAGGCTCCAGGCGGGTGTATAGGTCATCGCTGTACCAATCCCACACGCGCTCGCGATAGGCCGCGCTGTTGGCTTCCTCGCGGTTCTTGACCGGGTCATCGATGACAATCAGGTTGCCGCCTTGACCCGTGATGCCCGCCCCTACGCCGACCGCGCGCATCCCGCCGCCCTGGGCGGTCTCCCAATCCTCGACTGGCGCATGATCCCGCGCTAGCTCTAGCCGTTCGGCGGCGATCCGTTGGGCCTTGCGGCTGAACTTGTTGGCCAAGAGCTGGTTATACGCCCCAACGATCACCCGCAGCCCTGGGTCTCGCTCTATGCGCCATACGGGATAGCGGATGGTGACCATCTCGCTCTTGCCATGTCTGGGCGGAACGAACAGCATCAGCCGGTCAATCTCGCCCGCAGTCACCTTGTCAAGGTACAGACGGATGCGCTCTAGGTGCCGCCAGTGCCACTCGAATGTTGGCGTGACAAATGACAGCCAGCGCTCGAATGTCCGACGCTCATCACGCCGGAGGCTTGCCTGCGCCAGTTCTGCGGATAGCCTCAGCGAGGATGGCATTCTCTTCGTCGGTGAGGCTGTCAACGTCGATAACAACATTGCTCTCTATCGGCTTGCCATTCGGGCCGGATAGCTCGCTCTTCTGCGTCGCCTTGCCCAGCTCCCACTCGATGATTTCGGTAGCCGTCTGTTGGCGCAGGCGTTCGTCGTCGGTGTCCAGGCCGCGCACCTTGACTAGCATGGCCTTGGCTAGCACGCGCCGCCGGAGGTGCAGGGCCGTTACCAGCCCATCGCCCGCCATTAGCTTCACCGCCCGCTTGACCGCATCCGGCCAGCGATAGACGGCGCTCTCGCTCATGCCAATAGCCCGCGCAGCATCCCTATCCGACGCACACTCCTGACGCGCCACAACAAAGCGGATCTGGTCAATGCTCAGTTGGTCCAGTACCGCCGTCAGCTCGTCAGATATGCAATTCTCTGCGTTTGTCTGCCCCAGGTCTGCAATCCTCTGCTGGCTCTATCACGATCCTCAGCACCACGCCGCGCCACTGGAGCAGCTTGAGCGCTTCGGCCATCTCGGACTCGGGGATATCGAGCTGGACCCGCATCCCTTGTTCGTCGCCGTACACTTTGATCGCGCTCTGAATGCAGGGGAAGCTCGCTAGGAACGTAGCCTTGTCGGTCACGTCCGCCTCATTGCCCGCCGTTGGTCCCGTGTTCCGGCGGGCAAACGATTGGCGCCACCGTCTGTGGTGATGGAACGGCCGTTGCGACACCAGCTGTCGTCCTGGGCTTTCGCCCGGCACCAATCGTCTTCGCCCAGCCTGCTACGCGCAGCTGCGTTCGGGCCTGGGCACAGTCATCGCCGGCGGGTATAGGAGCGTTGCCGCTCACACGGGTGAACCCGATTTTCGCCCGCCGGGCAGTCCTATCTGGGTCGGGGCTACCAGGTCGCTCGGGCTGGCGATGCACCCGGTGCGCCGCCGGGCCGTCTCTGCTCACGCGTTGACCGCGTGTTGCCACTCGCCATACGTCCCTATTGACGGCCCGCCCTCGTTGAGCCCCTTGGCTGGCAAGGCAGGAGTCGAACCTGCAACCTACGGCCTTCAGCCGCCGCTCTGCCGTTGAGCTACTCGCCAGCGTCGATCGGTCACCGCCGAATCTCTCGCAGCACCCAGCCCCTTGCCTCTGCTCCAGGGCCTGGGTCAGCAACCAGCGCACCATCCGAGCCAAACGCGACCATGCCCTCTGGGCACATCGGCGCCCCTTGGTCATATAGCCGTCTATCGTCAAGCCACCTCTCGCGTTCGTATGCGCGCCGC